AAACCTCCCGTACAGTTATTGACAGAACTCCGAGAGGACGCGGACGCGTCCTTAAATTCAAAAGCCAAATCAACGGCACGTTTCGGGACAATCTTCCATTGCATCAGACGGGTTAAAATTGGCGTATCGTCGCCAACTTCAGTTGCGTAAACACCCTTGATGCGCACGGTTTCCTCGCCGTACTCATTCACATCTTCGCTTGCCTGATACCAGGTGCGCACGGCCAGATCGTCGCGGCGCACGAACGGCCCGCCCTGCGCGTTAACGTATCCGGCCCAGTCTCCTGCGTCGGCTGCGTCATGCGCGGCCGCAAACTCAACGCTCAGGCCGTGCGCGGTTTCGCTGTCTGCCATGCGGCGCAGCTCGCGGTAAACCGTGACCGGCGCACCGCCCACAAACTGAAATTGCCTGATGTGCCAGCGTGCCGCCCAGGCAGAAACGGCCGAGGCAGTTTCTTTCAGATCTTTGCCGCTTTCGTCGTCTGTCTCACCGTCCAGCGCATAGCCGTCGATATTTTTGGAAATGTATTTAGCAACGTAACCCGTTGCGCTGCCTTTCTCCGGATCGATAGCCTCGGCGTGAAAACGTGCCTTACGAGCCTTGTCTGTCGTCAGCTCGCTGCTATCTTCCTGCCAGGCGTAATCGCGCATAATTTCGCGCACGCGCTCAGCCTGCTCAGGGCGCATGAACATGAGCATGTGCCAGTGTGGGGTCGCATCATGATGAGGCTCAGCAACGCGGATCCCGAAAATGCGGATTTCTTCGCGGTGCAGCTTGGCGCGGATTTTCTGCCAGACGCTGCAGAGATAACGCTGCGTATCGGCAGGGCTGGCACCGTTCCATTTGCGGTTACGATGCCCGGTTTTGATTGTGGCGTGATAGCGCGCGGGGGCGGTCAACGTATAGAACTCGCCGATAAAACCCATTTCGTTGCAGATGTTTTCAAAGCCACGAATGCGGGTCATCAGCTCACAGCGACGGATCGCCGGGTTAGCCACACTGCCGTCGTACTTCTCGATCAGGCTGATGCGGTTGCCTTCCTCGTCTTCCAGCTCCATTCCCTTCAAAAATTCACGGGTGCGGCGCTTCTGCTCGCGCCACTCAGAAACGGTCATGCTGCTGGCGTAGGGGGTGTGCTTTTTGCTGACGTTAGCCAGGGCAATCTGAAGATGTTCACGCCATGATGATGCCACGCGGCGCAGTCGGCCTTTCCACCATTTTTCCGTCTGCATACGCATGATCGCCGAGGTAACTTCCTCCGGGTCAAACAGCCGTGACGTGACTTTATCCCATAATGGCGGGGTCTGGCTCAGCTCGCGGGTAATGGTGGCGGCGGTCATGTAAACGCGATGCGTATATTTGTAATCTGACTCGTCGCTGGCCTGCTCATGTGCCTGTACCAGCTCGGCGAGAATGAAATTAGCCACATCCCCGGCAAGCAAATCGACGTCGGAGCGCGCCATATCAGGCAGGCGGTTAAAGCGGCGCATCAGCTCCCAAAGAGTGCCGCCCGCGCTGGCCGCGCCTGCCTGTTTAGTGGCATTGCCTGCCAGCAGGTTAAACGTGCCGTGACTCATTTCACCGAGGCGATATTGAGCGTTAACGGTTTCAACGCGTGGCAATGTGCGCTCAACGAAAGTTTTCGTTAAGTACGCATTGGCACGATCAATACCCTGTGTTTTTTCCAGCTCACTAACCCGGCGCTTAACATCGATCTGAATCAGCGTCGGCTGCTTTTCGAGTAGTTCCTGCGCACGTGCTAAAGCCGCAATCATCTGACTGCGGCTGTGCATTTCCTCATAAGTGGGGTAAGGGCTGGAGATGGCTTCCCGTGGAGCATTCCACGGGTAAGCGTATTCCTGAATCATTGAACCGCCTGCACTTCTGCAGACCAGTCAGCGCCTGCAGCCGGATCCAATAATGACAACGCAGGAGCTGCGGCAGGCTGGCGCACTGCAATAATTTCCGATGCACGCTTGCTTTTGCCTGCGGCAACGCCAACTGATCGGGCCACGCTGATGCTGGTGATATTAAAATCGCGAAGAATGCTGCGGGTGTAGAGGGTATCGCTGTTTGAAACGACTACCGGGCAACGCTCCGAGACGTCGAGCAACATGCTGACCAGATTGTGATGCTCGTCCTTATTGAAACCAGCAGAGTGATAGTCTGAAAACGTGCCGTCATACGGTGGATCGCAGTACGCCACATCGCCAGCTTTGGTCAGGCGCAGCGTTTCGCGAAAATCGGCGCAGATGAATGTCGCGCGCTGCGCCTTCTTCGCGAATGCTTCTATCTCAGCCAGCGGGAAATATGGCTCTGCATAGTTACCAAACGGGATGTTAAATTCACCACGCTTGTTATAGCGGCAAAGACCACGATAGCCATTGCGATTCAGATAGAGGAAATAAGCGGCGCGCTCCAGAAGAGGCAGAGCCGGATTATGGTTGAACGCCTCACGGACGGTGTAATAGCTTTCACCGGTCTTGTTCTGATTAAACAGGCTGGCCGCAATAACGATAAACGGGCGGGTATGCTCCTTTATCTGACGGTAGAGATTGATCAGATCAGGGTTTATATCCGCAACCAGATAGGCCGGGTAATCGGTGCTCATCATTACTGCGCATGAACCGGCGAAGGGTTCGACCAGGCGATCACCTTCAGGCAGGTGCGTCAGCAGTTCCGGCATTACGCGGGACTTGTTGCCCGCCCATTTCAGAATCGTGCTCATACAGCACCGCCTTTGGATGCATTTGCACGCATTTCTTCCTGACGCATACGAAGTTTATATTCGGTTATTCTTTGCTCGCGAAGTGGGAAAAGAACAGAAAAAATCTCCTCACAGCCAATTATCAAACGGCTATATATGCCCGACATCTGACCTAACTGGCTTATTTCTTTTTGGTGCTCAGCAATTCCAATGCAATCACTAATTAGATCGCGAGTTAACAGGATTTCTGATTTGTAAATAGCGACAACTTCGGACACCCTTACACGCTTTCCCTCAACCATTCGCCATACCATTCGGCTTAAAACATAATCCCCGTTTTTTGCGACGGAAATATCGTGAGTATCGTTAATTGAAAGCATTAAATTTCTCCTTAAGTTCCTGACATTCCACGCAGCGAGTCACTCCATTAATGGCCCGGCGACGCTTCTCCGGGATTGGCGCGTCGCAGTCTTCACAGAATGAAGTTGCTACACTGACCGGGCGGTTAACCACACTGGCGATGTTGCGTGCCAGTAGCTCATCGGCGCGCGCCTGCGCCATATCCATTGAGTCAGCCATCAGTGCAGCTCCTGTGCTTCTTTCCGGTAATTCTCAGCCTCGCAGCGAATCAGCTCAGCAGCTTCGGCGCCAGAAAGCCCCTGCTGATGAATGTGCAGCGCAAGCTCGACCAGGCGACCTGAAACAGCCCGTGACAGGTGTTTGCGATCACTAACTCGCGCTTTAGTTATAATTTCTGCCGCTGTATCGATATCTACCTCAAGCTGAGGTGTCTTAATATTTTGCATTTCTCTTTCTCCATAATTCAGGCAAAAGAATGCCCGGCGGATTTACGCCATTTATTTGCATCGGATTAATTAATTAGAAAGGGTCATTCGCTTTGGAAATAAACTCACGACTGCTTTTAAATGATTCATTGCACAAATAAGCGCCTTTCTTTCATCAGTAGTCAGTTCACTAAATTCTGCGTCGTGCCTGTCTTTACCGATGTTAGCCAGGAAAAGAATTGCGCTCAGTGCGCGCTTGTTATCCCGGTAATTACTGTCTGTCACATCGCGCATTTCAGAGAAAAAACGAGCCATATCTTTTTCACAGTTGCCGCCCATCAGCTGCGCGCGAAGTAAGGCAACGTGATTCAGCGCCGAAACCCTCTGCCCGGCAGAAAGCTCAACCAGCATTGAATCGCCCTCGATAGCCATGCTTTACCTCTTTGCTCTTTTACCTGTACCTGCTGGCTTAATACCGGATGCCAGCGCCTGCCGTTCTCGCCCATGATCCAGCCATTGCCGTAGGACATTGACGGACTTTGGCGCTTGAGGTGTGCCGCAAATGAAATCATCGTGCGCCCTCAGCTGATACCAATCGAAGCACCCAGCCCGCTGATAGCGTCAACGGTTGAGGCTAAGGTCGGGTTAGAGTGAACGCGGGCCTGCACGGTCAGCGCGGCCAGCATCATGCAGCGAATACCAGTGTTTGCAGCCTCCAGAATACTGCGGCGGCATGTTGCAGTTATCCGCTCCGGGTTTGCGGCACTGGCGGCCATGCTTCCGACTTCAGCAGTAGCTTTCAGTACATAAGACTGAAACTTGTCTTTTGCCAGCTCATTAACCGGTACGCATGGCAGGCAATGCAGTTGTGCCAGCGCGCCGTCTATCAGCGTGGCGTCTTCGGTCAGATCGGTAAGCAACAGCAATTCTGAAACCGTCAGCTGATGCACCTGATCCGGGTTCAGCTTGTTGCGCAGGGTCTGTGCTTTCATGCCTGCTCGCTGCGCCAGCTCAGCCATGCTGTGTGTCAGCGCAAACTTGCGGCAGGCATCGTCATAGTGGTTATGGGTGGAAGTCTTAAAATCAAACATGTGCGAATCTCCCTATTCACTTAATGTGAATTAGCCGCCAATAATGAGCTGAAAACGTGAATGCCCTAACGCTTTACGCAACTGCTCCTCTTTCCAGCGAGCGTAATAGATACGGATTGGCCCGCTCGGCTTCTTACAACCTTTACGGATGGTGCGCGGCTCAATGGGCAGCTGCGGGTTTTCGCCAGTAGTCCAGCGGTAGACGGTCCGAAGTGATATGCCTTCTAACTCGGCAAACTGTTCGGTAGTAACAATCGGTGCAGGTACTTTGATGATTGCGATTTCAGAGGCCATATAGCATGATTCCTTATTTGAAATTTTATGACACCGATTGCCATTTGTTTGCCAACGTTTGCCATCGATTGCCACCAACAAAACGAATCCTAATGCCAATTTTGGCATTGGTCAACACGGAAATGCCATTTATGGACTTTGAAAGCCAGATTTCTAATGAGGAAGTTTTAGATCGGATTTGTCAGGTGTATGGCTTTAGCCAGAAAATCCAGCTCGCTAATCACTTCAATATTGCTGCCAGCACGCTGCAAAACCGCTATACGCGGGGTAATGTCTCCTATGACTTTGCAGCGCATTGCGCCCTTGAAACTGGTGTAAACATCAGATGGATCTTGACTGGAGAAGGCCCGCAGAGAAGTGACGAAAGCGCAGGCTCAACTAACCGGCTCCAGCTTTTCACATTAAGTGAAGGCAGGCTTTCGGAAATTGGGATCATGAATATAGGTCATGAGCTTTTTGGGAAACCGCTGAAGAATGCGATGTGTGTCAGAAACGAAGGCAAAAGCTATATCGTTGAAAAAGATGCACCACTGGCTGATGGTTGCTGGCTTGTAGATGTTGAAGGGGCAGTGAGTTTAAGAGAACTAACCGTACTACCCGGAAAACGGCTGCACGTTGCAGGCGGCAAAGTTCCTTTTGAGTGCGGCATTGATGAGATCAAACACTTGGGCCGCATTGTTGGCATTTATAGTGAGGTTGCTTAATGTCTGTGCGTAAATTGCCGTCTGGCGGTTGGCTCTGTGAGATTTACCACCACGGCAAACGTACTCGCACCAAATTCGCCACCAAAGGTGAGGCAATCGCCTTTGAGCAACATAAGGTTCAGCAGCCCTGGCATGATGAAAAAGAAGATCGCCGCACGCTTAAGGACTTGATTGATTCCTGGTATGGGGCGCACGGCATCACGCTTAAAGATGGGGAAAAGCGACAGAAAGCTATGATCCATGCTTTTGATTGCATGGGGGAACCGCTAGCTAAGGATTTCGATGCGCAGATGTTTTCTCGCTACCGTGAGCGACGTTTGAAAGGTGATTTCGCTCGCACTAGCCGTGTAACCGAGGTTTCACCACGCACGCTTAATTTAGAGCTTGCCTATTTCCGCGCTGTGTTTAACGAATTGAGTCGGCTGGGTGAATGGAAAGGTGATAACCCGATTAAGCATGTGCGGCCTTTTCGTACAGAAGAATCGGAAATGGCCTGGCTCACTCATGACCAAATCAGCCTGCTGCTCTTTGAATGCCGAAAGAGCGAATACAAGGATTTAGAGGCGTTGGTAAAAATTTGCCTGGCTACAGGCGCGCGCTGGTCCGAGGCAGAAGGTTTAAGAAAAAGTCAGATAACGAAATACAAAATAACCTTCACTAAGACAAAAGGCCGAAAAAACAGAACCGTTCCTATTACAGAGGAAATTTATAAAGTCATTCCCGAACACAAAACAGGGCGAATATTTGCAGATTGTTACGGTGCATTTCGTTACGCTCTTGAACGAACTGGTATTGAGTTACCAGCAGGGCAATTGACACATGTTTTACGCCATACCTTTGCAAGTCACTTTATGATGAACGGGGGAAACCTTTTGGTTTTGCAGCGTGTTCTCGGCCATACCGACATAAAGATGACTATGCGTTATGCACACTTCGCACCCGATCATTTAGAAGAGGCCGCAAAGCTAAATCCGCTGGCTAGTAGTGGCGGTAAAGTGGCGGCTGAGATGGCAAACGATGGCAAATGATGGCAAATGTTGTCAACTTATCTGCATGTTTTTAAATGCAAACTATTGTTTTTACGTTGTTGCACACACTTTAATTAATCGCCTGATAATGCCCCCTGATGAACTTTCGTAACTTCGAAGCTGAAGAGAAGCTGTTTGCCCGCCGCGCTGCAATAGCCTTTGCTCTGGTCTGTCTCTGTTTCACCATTCTTGGCGTAA